GCTCACCAGCGAGAAGACGGCCAAAGATCCGAACTCTCGTATCAATAAATCACTTAGGGCGTGGAACTGTTAACATGAAACACGAAGTTTCTGAAAGCACAAAACATGCTGTTGACGCCCTATCAGTGGTCACAGTGGTTGGCACGCTCATGGAATTTTTACCTGCTGTTGCAGCAATCTTTACGATTGTGTGGACCGGGATTCGCATCTGGGAAACCGACACGATCAAATCGTGGACCGGGAGAAAGTAATGCCGGTTGAATCGGAAAAACAGCGCAGGTTTATGTATGCTTCACTTGCAGGCAAGACTGATGTCTCACCCAGCGTAGCGAAGAAGTTTGTTGGTCCCAAAGCACATAAGGAGTCCGAAATGAAGAAACCCCTCCCCGCCTTCATGATGAAGAAGGACGACAAGAAGAAGCCCGCCAAGAAGATGATGGGCGGCGGCATGGCCTACAACAAGGGCGGCGGCATCGAGTCCAAGGGTAAAAAACCCGCCAAGATGGTCAAGATGATGGGCGGTGGTAAGTGCTAAGGAGCCGGAAATGAAAAAGCGCAATTTTCGTTACGACGAGGGCGGTGAAGTCAACTACGGCGAGGACGAGCGCCCCGCTGCCACGGGGATGTCCGAAGCAGCGGAATTGATGCCCGAAAAGCCCAAGCCCAAGCCCAAGCCCAAGGCCAAGCCACCCGCAGGAACTCCGGGTGGTGCAAATCGGGGGCAGCGTGCTGAATCTCCTTCGCCTCAGCGAGTTGAAGTCACAGCCAAGAAGTACCCCAAGGACGATGAGTCCAAGTCTGTTTCCGAACGCGCCAAGGCCGCACGTGAACGTGCCCGCATGGGGAGCACCGGAACCGATGAGCGTTCAGCGACTGAGCGCATGGGCGGCACCGAGCGCAAGGGTTCTTCTACCTCGACGGACACTCGGTCTATCTCAGACCGCATGAAGGCCATGCGGGAGAGCGCAAGGTCTAGCAGCACTGGCACCGACACACGCTCGGTCGGTGAGCGGATTCGTGGGGCTCTGGGCTTTGCCAAAGGCGGCTCGATTGATGGCTGCGCCACCAAAGGCAAGACCAAGGGCAAGATGGTCAAGATGGCAATGGGCGGCAAAGCCTGCTGAGGAACCGTCATGAATAAACGTAAATTTGCATCAGGTGGAGAAGCCGAAGCTATGGCGCAAATGCAACGCGACAAGGCGATTGCATCAGGTGCTGCTGTGCCTTCCATTCCAAACACACCTAATGCCGGAGAAAATACGGGTGTTAAAACTGCTACTGTAGGCGACGAGGTATCTAAGCCGATGTCACCTGCCGAAGTACAAACAATGATTGGTCCTGCACCAAGCAGGAGCCTGCCAGACAAGCGTTTTTCGCCTCGTGGCCGCTCAAGTATTACGCGAGAGTACGCCAAAGGCGGCTCTGTCAAGGGTAGCGGCTGCGAACAGCGCGGCCTGCGTAAGTGCAAGGTGGTGTGAGATGGTATTACCAGTAATTGCTCGGGCAGTAGCTTCTAAACTTGCCAAAGATGCCGCAAAAAACACGGCAAAACAGACCGCGAAAGAAGCGGCAGAAACATCTGCTCAGCAAGCAGCAAAAGAAACTGCAAAATTTCCGGGCCAGCGTTTAACGGGAACGCGAGCAGCAAAAGACACAAAAGAGCCAACGGAATACACGCCAGAATTGTCTGGTCGTATGCGTTATCGTCAACCAAGGGAAGACGAGTTTTTTGAAACTCGCACACCTCGCATGAGTGATGATTACAAAAAAGGCGGCAAAGTTCGTGGCGGTGGCTGTGAGCGGCAGGGCAAGACCAAGGGGAGGTTCGTTTGAGAACTTCACGCGGCATGGGTGCCATCAACCCCTCCAAGATGCCCAAAGGCAAGGTGAAGAAGCGCCGTGACAATACGGACTTTACGGAGTACGCTGAAGGCGGACAAGTGTACGCCGAGGGCGGACGGGTGAACGAAGCGGGCAACTACACCAAGCCTGGGATGCGGAAGAGCCTTTTTGAGTCTATCAAGGGGCAGGCCACCCAAGGCACCGCTGCAGGCCAGTGGAGCGCCCGCAAGGCCCAGCTACTAGCTAAGCAGTACAAGGCCAAGGGCGGCTCGTACAGGGACTGACATGAAGGCCCCGCAGCAAAGTCTGAAGGACTGGACCTCGCAGAAGTGGACGACCAAAAGTGGCAAACCTTCTAGCAAGACCGGCGAACGCTACCTCCCCAAGGCAGCTATCGAGTCTCTTACACCTTCAGAATACGCTGCAACAACCAAAGCCAAACGCGCAGGAAAAGCCGCAGGCAAACAGTTTGTCAAACAGCCTCCCAAGATTGCTGCAAAAACCGCAAGGCACCGATAATGGCAACCTCCGGCACCGCTACGTTTAATCTCGACCTCAATGAGTACGTCGAAGAAGCATTCGAAAGATGCGGTGCTGAGTTGCGCACGGGTTATGACCTGAGGACAGCACGACGGTCGTTAAATTTGTTGTTCGCAGATTGGTCGAATCGCGGCATAAACATGTGGACCATTGAGCAGGGCCAACAAGTCCTGACCGCTGGCACAAACACCTACACGCTGCCCGCCGATACGGTGGATCTGATTGAGCATGTGATCCGCACGGGCGCGGGTAACGTCTCTACGCAGACTGACCTGACAATCACGCGCATCTCAGTTTCTACCTATTCATCCATCCCAAACAAGCTCCAGCAGGCAAGGCCGATTCAGGTTTACATCAACCGCCAAGCAGCAGCGCCGCAGTTCACGGTGTGGCCCACGCCTGACAATTCTCAGACGTACACGCTGGTGTACTGGCGCTTGCGCAGGATTCAAGACGCTGGTGCAGGCGGGACGTACACGCAGGACATCCCGTTCCGTTTCCTCAATGCGTTGGTGTCAGGACTTGCCTACTACCTGTCTATGAAAATCCCCGGTGCGATGGAGCGGATGCAGGTGCTAAAGGCGCAGTATGATGAGGACTGGCTGGCGGCTTCTACAGAAGACAGAGAGAAAGCTGCAGTAAGATTTGTGCCTCGCCAACAATTTATCTCGTAGTTTGTTCAATGTTTACTTGTTCTAAATGCGGCGTTGAAAAAGAGCCTACGGCGTTCCCAAAAAAGGGGCGTTGTTGTAAGGCTTGCAAAGCTGTTTTAGACGCTGCATATGTGGCAAACAACCGTGATGCAGTTAGAGCCAGGAAAAATGAATGGCAGCGCACATCACGTGCCTTAGTGCGTACTGAGGAAGAAGACTCTGCACCTGCAAATGCCAAAGCACTTGGGCAAAAAAGGTATAGCACCGGCGAACCTTGCAAAAAAGGGCATGTGGCTGAACGTTTGGTTTCTAATCGTGGTTGTGTTGAATGTCAAAAAATACACCTCCAGGCATACCGCGTTTCTAACCGAGATGAGCTTCTTGCCAAAAAAAGACTTTACGCAAAGAAACGCACTAAAGAGCAGCCTGAATTGGTTCGTGCTATAGCAAAACGCGTCCGTGAGTCAATGAGTGAAGAGCAAAGGCAAAAGCAAAATACGCAGTCAAAAGAATGGCGCAAGAAAAACAAAGGTAGAGTGCTTGCTTGGACACGTATGCGGCAGTTGGCAAAAAAGCAGCGAACTCCTGCATGGTTGTCAGACTTTGATAAACTAAAAATAGAGTGCTACTACTCAATTGCCGCAATGCTGACGCGGGAAAATAATGAGTCTTGGCATGTTGATCATGTTTTACCTTTGCAAGGTAAAAGCATGTCTGGTTTGCATGTTCCAAACAACCTGCAACTTCTCCGTGGGGAAGAAAACTCACGGAAAGGAAATCGGACATGAGCAACCGCTTTGCAAACGGCGCAAAGGCATTCGGTTTCTGCGATGTCTGTGGGTTTCGTTTTGACCTCAAAAAGCTCAAGAATCTCGTAGTCAAAACCAAGCAAACACAAATCAAGGCGTGCCCTCAGTGCTGGACCCCAGATCAACCACAGTTACAACTGGGTATGTACCCAGTCAGCGATCCCCAGGCCATCCGTGATCCCCGTCCTGACACGAACACTTGGTACTTGTCTGGTGTGACTGCTACGGGCTCGTTCGGCGGGGGTAGCCGGGTGATTGAGTGGGGCTGGGCTCCGATAGGCGGGTCCAGCAGTTTTGATGCGCCCCTGACGCCAAACAGCTTGGTTGGGCAGGGATATGTTGGTACAGTCACGGTCAGCACGACCTAAGGAGTGAAAGATGAAAGATGTCCACAAGCACGAGCGTGCGAAGCACCCTGGTCAGCCGCTGACCAAGCTCGCCAAGGGCGGGAAAGCCTTCAAGAAGGGTGGTCCCACCTCTGAGGACCGTATGCGCCTGGGCAAGAATATGTCCCGCGCCATGAACCAGAAGACGGGGTGAACCATGATGAAAGCCAAGAAGCTGCCCCCTGCTAAGTCGGGGCTACCGCAAGAGATCGAAACCCTCAAGGACGAGATCTGCATGGTTGTGGGGAACATTGCTATGGGCAAGCCGCCCGCTGTCAAGACCTCCGGGATCAAGATCCGTGGCACAGGCGCTGCCACCAAGGGCACGATGGCTAGAGGGCCGATGGCGTGAACTACTCCGAGTTGCAGACTGCTGTGCAGGATGCTGTGGAAAACAGCTTCTCTGCAAATGACTTCTCCACGATGACGAAGTTGGCGGAGCAGCGCATCTACAACTCGGTGCAGCTTCCTAACCTTCGCAAGAATTCCACGCTGACGCTGACCATCGGTAACCCGCTACTTGTAGTCCCAACAGACTTTTTGTCCTCGTTTTCATTTGGGGTGACCGTTGCGGGTGTGTTCAGTTACTTGCTGAACAAGGATGTCAATTTCATCCGGGAGTCCTTCCCTAGTGTGGCTGTCACCGGGACGCCGCAGTATTACGCCCTGTACGGCACGCAGACGGGTACGCCAAAGGTTCAATCGTTCTTGCTTGGCCCCACGCCCAGCGCTGCTTTGAGCGCGGAGTTGGCGTATTTCTACTACCCGGAAAGCATCGTCACTGCATCGACCACATGGCTGGGTGACAATTTTGACAGCGTGTTGTTTAACGCGGTCATGGTTGAAGCTGCTCGGTGGATGAAGCAGGAGCAGGACATTGTGGCTGAGGCAGACAAGCAGTACGTTCAATCACTGACTCTGCTGAAGAACCTGGGCGAAGGCAAAGACCGACAAGACGCATACCGTACTGGGCAGGTCAGAACAAAGGTGGTCTAAATGGCTCTGGTACAAACGCTATGCTCTTCGTTCAAACAGGAGTCATGGCTGGCTATTCATGACCTGGATACCGATGTTTTGAAGATGGCGCTCTATACGAGCGCCGCTTCTCTTGGTGCAGACACCACTGTCTACACCCTCACGGGCGAAACGTCTGGCACAGGCTACAGCGCGGGGGGCGAGATCCTGACCAATGTCCAAGTGCTCCTTTCTGGCACCACGGCGTATGTGACGTTCGACAACCCGGCTTGGCCTGGGTCTAGTTTTGTTACCCGTGGGGGCTTGATCTACAACTCCACCAAGGCAGACCGTGCAATTGCGGTGCTGGATTTTGGATCTGACAAAACTGCTGGGCCAAATTTCACGGTGCAGCTTCCGGCTGCTTCTGCCACCACGGCGCTGATCCGATTCGCTTGAGGTAAGACATGCCATCAACCTATACCAGCAGCCTCAGGCTTGTTCTTCCGGCCACGGGGGAACTGAGCAATACCTGGGGTACGGTGTTCAACGCCGGGGCGACGAGCCTGATTGACTCCTCGATTGCTGGTACGTCCAGCATCACGATGACGGCGGCGAACTACACGCTGACTTCAAGCAACGGCGCATCAGATGAAGCGCGGGCCATGTTCCTCGTGCTGGGTGGGACTCCAGGCGGTTCGTACAACGTCATCGTCCCTGCGGTCAGCAAGCTGTACTTCGTGACCAACAACACGGGCGCAGCACAGACGGTGAAGACCTCTGCTGGGTCGGGAATCTCGGTGCCCAACGGCGCTCGGATTGCGCTACGGTGCGACGGTACAGATGTGTTGGAGGCACTGACGTACTTTGGTTCCTTGACGCTGGGCGCAGCGTTGCCGGTGGCTTCGGGTGGTACGGGCGTTACGACGCTGACCGGTGTTCTTAAAGGCAACGGGACATCAGCGTTTACGGCGGGCAACGTAAACCTGACTTCGGAAGTTACCGGCACATTGCCTGTTGGCAACGGCGGCACCGGGGCCGCTACGTTCACGGCCAACAACGTCCTGCTCGGCAACGGCACCTCGGCTTTTCAGGAGGTGGCTCCGGGCACGGCGGGCAACATTCTCACAAGCAACGGTACAACTTGGCAAAGCACGGCCCCAGCCGCAAGTGGGGTTACCACAATCAGTTTTGGTTCTACCGGGTTGACGCCTAGCACGGCTACGAGTGGTGCTGTAAGCGTGGCGGGCACGCTGGCAATTGCCAACGGAGGCACGGGGGCAACAACTCTCGCGGGCGCAAACATCCCGGTCACTAACGTCGCCAACACCTTCACCGCCACACAGACCTTCAGCGGCTCCAGCAGCGCCCTAGCGGCGGTTCTGACAGACGCAGCCGAAGTCGCCACCATCTCCGCCACAGCGGCCACAGGCACGATCAACTACGACATCACCACGCAGTCGGTGCTGTACTACACCTCCAACGCCTCGGCCAACTGGACGGTGAACTTCCGCGCATCAAGCGGCACCAGCCTGAACACGGCGATGAGCACGGGGCAGAGCGTGACGGTGGCGTTCCTCGTGACGCAGGGCGCTACGGCGTACTACAACAACGTGGTGCAAGTGGATGGGTCTTCGGTAACACCCAAGTACCAAGGCGGCACAGCATGGGCGGCAGGTAATGCCTCCAGCATCGACGCCTACGTCTACACCATCGTGAAGACCGGCAGTGCTGCGTTTACCGTGTTTGCATCGCAGACGAGGTTTGCATAATGCCGTTGCTTGAAACCAAAGGCGCTGCTTCTGCCCAAGGGTTTGGGCTTACATCTGCTGTTGCTGCAGCCAACTACATCGAGGACGTTTTCTCGACGTACCTCTACACCGGCAACGGCTCTACGCAAACCATCACCAACGGGATTGATCTGTCGGGTAAGGGTGGGTTGGTTTGGATTAAGTCGCGAACAAACGCATACGACCACAGACTTTTGGATACCGACAGAAATTCCCTTGGCAATAGGCTTTCGTCAAACACGACGGGAGCACAGGTTGTCAACACGCCAAGCACGAACTTGGCAACTCCGCTGTCTACTGGGTTTTCTCTGGGTACATCGTCTGCGGCGCAAGAAATTAACAATACCAGCGAGCCTTTTGTCTCATGGACTTTTAGAAGGCAAGCAAAGTTCTTTGATGTGGTGACGTATACGGGGAATGGCAGCAACCGCACCATTGCTCACAACCTCGGCTCGGTGCCGGGGTGCATCATCGTCAAACGCACAGACACCACTGCTGACTGGCAGGTTTACCACCGCAGCAATGCCAACACCGAATACATGGTGTTGAACAGCACGGCGGCAAAGGCTACTGGCACTACGCGCTGGAACAGCACAACGCCCACCAGCACTGAATTCAGCCTCGGTACTGATACAACAGTCAACGCATCCGGCGGCACCTACGTTGCCTACCTCTTCGCCCACGATGCAGGCGGCTTCGGCGCGTCTGGTACGGACAATGTGATTAGTTGTGGGTCGTATACGGTATCTGGTAATACAGCATCTGTAAACCTTGGATACGAGCCGCAATACATTATTTCAAAGGGAACCGGCTCGGGAACTGGGTGGGATATTTTTGATGTTATGCGCGGGTGGAATATGAGTTCATCTGACGCAGATTTGCTTGCGAATACGAGTGCAGCAGAAGCGGTAAATTCTTTTGGTAACCCAACGGCAACGGGATTTAACGTCGAGGCTTGGCCTAACGGAAACTACATCTACATCGCCATCCGCCGTGGCCCGATGCGGACTCCGACGACGGGGACGAGTGTGTATAACGCACTTACTCGCACCGGGACTGGAGCAGCCGT